CCTGATGAATTCCTCTCCTGTCAGGTTTCACCCGTCTTGGAGCCATTGAAAGTCCGATTAATTACAAAAGGACCGGCCTTCGAGTATTTTTACTCAAGGAACCTACAAAAACTAATGCATTCTCACTTAAAGAATAAACCACAGTATGTTGCGATTGGAGAACCTTTAAGAGAAGAACATATCTATGATATGATTTCAAGAGAAGCTCGTTGTGAAAAAATTGTGAATCGCATCTATGGTGATTGGATGTATCCGATCTCTTTTGAGTTCGATAAATTCGTATCTGCTGATTATTCAGCAGCCACAGATGGACTTGATTTAAATGTAACACGAGAAATCTTTGAAGCTCTTCTCAATGAGTTGAACGTTTCTGAAACTGATAAAGTGATATATCGAAGAGTGTTATATGCCCACCGAATAACTTATTCAGATCGTGCCGAAAGCGCGACTGGACAGACGGAGAATGACCTCTATCCATTCATTCAGAAAAACGGACAACTCATGGGTTCTACCCTCTCTTTTCCAATTTTATGTGTAGCAAATTTAATTTGTTACTATAAAGCACTCATGCGTTACATTAGACAGAAGTTTCTGGTCAGGTTAACTGACAGGAGGTTAGAAGAGACAAAACTATTTGAACTTCTACCTTGCTTGATTAACGGAGACGATCTACTGTTTAGATGTAATGATGAGATGTATGACATTTGGCTTGATGAATTGAAGTGGTTTGGTTTTAATCTTTCCGTTGGAAAGAATTATATCCATCCCACCATATTTACTATGAATAGTCAAATGTACATTTATAATTGGAAAACCGAGCGAATACGTGACCTTCCTTACTATAATCCAGGTTTGTTATTCGAACAAACCTCAACGATGGATCTAAGAAGAAGTGATTATAAGAGTGACAGAAGTTTAACTTCCATCTATAATAAATTTATCTCAGGTGCCACTAATCCGGTAAGAGCTCATGGACGCTTCATGAACTATCATCGCGGGATGGTAAAAGAATATACCGATTCCGGACGATTGTCACTACACTTGCCACTCCATCTCGGAGGATTAGGGTTAAATGTGCCTGAGGAAATTCTTCAATCTTCTTACTTAACTCGTGCTCAAAATTTAGTTGGATCTCTTTTACTGCAGAATCCTACCAAAACCTTACTCTTGACTCAAAAGGAGTTCACTAATGCTGATGCATCAGTGGACTACAAGAGAGACACAGTTTCGGCTGGGGTTTTTGGTCCGCAGGAAAAGGGGGTTTATTTCTATGAGAAGAAATCGGAAACGATTTCTAACACGAGTTTATCCGTTGAGAGTTTATCACGACTTTGTCCTATCAGGAGGAAGGAATTTTTTGGATTGTGTAATTTATCTAATGGATTCCTATATAAGGAGAAGAAACTTATGAAGTCTCCTCCACCTCTTTTTGTAGCTGATAGACGAAGTACTCTGGATAAAGAGAGAGAGTTGTTCTGTTCTACAACCCGACAAATCGATTGTCTTTGTAACTAAGGTGATGTGCCGGTTGCAGAGTCCTCCCATGGAACAAAGTAGAAGTTGACTCAGAGATAGCTAAAGATGTAAGATGAATATGTTGTAACCACCACTTAAGGGTAGTCAACAAGGCCATGTGCCGCGTAATACCTCCTATGGTCATAGATCCAGAAATGGAAAACCAGAGGGTGCACAGTCCGAAATCTTTAGTGAATGGAACTGGACTAAATAATATGTCCCCAACCCCGAAAGTTTAAATCGGGTTTCCGCAAGTGCAGAAACAGTTGTACGTAGGATTGGAAGGGAATATTATAAAGATTAACTGGTATGGATTAAGTTGGTTAGAAACTATCACTTTTCTTTTCGAGAAAAGAAGAGGTAACCCCCCGCAAGGCAAAGGGAACCCACCTGTAAAGGTAAGGATGTGAGTCTACACAATGAAAGTATAGGTTAATCTGGTCTAAACAGTTCTGTCTTTGAATTGACTTCTAC